CGCCGAACTCGCCGTCGGGATCGGTCTGACGAAGGACGTCGAAGTAAGCCTTGTCAAACTCCGTACGAACGCTGCGAACAGCAGCGTCATGCTGCTGCTTGTTGGGCAGCGCCGTCGCTACGACGTCCAGGACACGCCCCAACAGTCGCTGTAGCACGACCATTCGAATTTCGAAGACACCGCACTCCATCTTAGACAGCAACTCTTTTCGAGCTTCATTCATACAGATACCTCATTGATTGGATTTGCCGATTGCTTTACGCCTTATCGGCACGGCGCGCTTCTCGAAGTAAAACACGTGGCCCGGTTCAAAACAGCCGCGGTAGGTCTCAAGATCTAGGTTCGACTTGTCCTTGTTGCAGGCACGGCACGCCGGGACAATGTTCGCCAGACAATGCAGGGCCGGGTACTTACAGCCGTGTCGGCCGCTGAACGACCAACGGACACCACGATATCTTATGATCGGCTGAACGTGGTCGCGCTGCATGGTACGCAGGGACAGCTTACAGCCACAATAGGCGCAGCGTCCTTTGGTCTTGGCAAGAACCTGGCTTCGAAGGATTCTCACGCGACCTTCTTCAAAGAATTAGCACGCCGCGTTACCCACGCACGTTCTCCTACAGCTTTACGCTCTTTAGCACTCTTAGCGGCCCAGATACACATTCTAATTTCAGCAGCTTTTTCTCGCGTACCCGGCTTGGCCCAGTATTTTTGAATAGACACTCTTGCCTTTTCTACTGAATCAGGGTCTTCGCGCGCGGCCCGCTGCTTTGCAGTCCAAGACTTACCAAGATGGGCTAAACTTAACTTTCTAAGAGTTTCCTTAGTGTGAGTCTTCGGGGCCGCCCTACGAAGCTGCGCTCTACGCGCTTCGGCCGCAGCGGGGTTTGCTTCGTAATAAATCTTAGTGGACTTCACTCTTTTAGAAACGACAGCTTCCGTCTGCTTCTTACCGACATTCATAAGCGCAATTCTATCTCGTTCGAACTTATTTTCAAAACGTAGCTTTTGCGCCGCACTCATCTTCTTACGAGATTGCTTATTTGGTCTACACCCAAGCGTGCCGTCGCCCCCCGCGGTCATATTGTAGCCGCAACGCCCGTGCGTATTATGCTTCTTTATAAAATACACCTCAGCCGCGACAATCTCAGCCTCTGGTACACCGGCCCGTAAAACACGAATTATAAATGCTTCTTCTCCGTACTTACGAATCGCTCTGTGCAATCCAGTGTTAGAGCCCTGCCGCGCAGACGTGCAATGCCTACGCCAACGCGATAGAAGCGTCTTCAACGTAAATCCTACGTAGCCCTTACCGTTCACCTTATTTGTGACTTTATAGATCAAACCAAACCTACTACAGCACTTCTTCATGAGCACCCTCACTCACCCAAAAGTTAATCAGGGAAACGCGCCGGGTGCGACACGCTTATCGGATGCCTCCTATCCCTGAATCTTTAGACAGCTAACCGCCAGTCATTGAAGACGGCGTTCACCACATACCGCGCCGCATCACAAGAATGGTCGCCGCGTTTGATGGGCTTCTCTTCGCCCTTCTTTGCGGCTTCTTTATCCCACGCGTAAGTAACGTGCTCCCGCGCCGACATCGGGCACCGCGCCTTATGGAACCTAGCCTTGCATTGCTTCAAGGCCGACGCCGTGCGCCTGATGCCGTCCAGTACGGTGTTGTCGCACTCGTCCATGAGGTAGATGGAACCGTCCGCCTGAACGGCTGCTCTAAAACTCGCGGCCGACGGATCGACGAGTACACGCGGAGTCTGCTTGCAATTGGACTCAGCAATGAACTTTTTCAAGTCAGTTACGTACTCCGCGTCTGTCTTGGAGCGTTGTTCCTTCACTGCGCTCCAATAATACTCGTTATCGAACCAGACCGTACGTCCATCGTCGATCGCGTCCAGGAAGACGCACGGGTTTGTGGTACCGTAGTCGACGCCGATCAAGTGGTCCTGAAAACCACCTGTACCATATAAACCAATGGGACGTTCCGCATCGGTGTACTGCGTCCATGGCCCCCAGGCATCCGCGTAGCATGCGCCGCCAGCCATATTCCAAAGACCCAGGATCATACGGTCGTAGAACACGCCCGTGTACAGTTTCTTCTGCGCGGCCACGTACTCGGGGTCTAAGTTTGGATTGTCCTCCATCGTGAAGGACTCCGACCACAGCAACCCATCCTCGACCAACTGCTCATTGTCGAGGTATTCGCGCTTTAGCCAATGCTCACTGTTGTCTGCGTTTGTGGACCCATATAGCCGGGACCCCGCGGGACTCAGCCGGGTCAGCAACATCTGAAAATACGACTGCGGCATGAGCACAACTTCATCACATACGGCAGCCCCGATCGTAGCCCCGCGCAAATACTTTTCAGACCCCTCGTCATGCGCGCCGTAGACAATCCAGTCTGAATTGAAAAGCCTAAGCTCTCCGGATTGAGAATTATACTTGTAGTTATTGCCAATCAACGAAAACAAATCCGTGAGCACGTTTGTCTTGATGCTGGCTTTACTGACGCCCGTAAGCAACCGTCGACCCTGCACTGGGTAATCACACAGATACAGAATCTTACTATGCAGGCCCCACGTTTTTCCTGACCTAACAGATCCTACAAGCAAATTGATCTTTGCGTCACGCTCCGGCGGGCGCATGGCAAACTTCGCCATTCTCTTGCCGTAATTTAGCACTGGCATGAGATAAGACCTCGGCTTCGCTTAGTGGCTAGTGTCTTTGCTGCTATGGTTGCACGTGCTGCGGGGTCTTTCTTAGCCCACGCAGCTTTGCTCGCACGCCCAGTCACTGCGCGGGCCATGGGATCTTCATAGCGTTTACGTACCAAGGCACCGTGGGCTTCTTTGGACGTTTCCCAGTACACCTTATTGCCCGCGCGTAAGCTCGGCTCTACAAACCCAAATTTGTCAGAGCTGCTCTTACTCTTCCTACGACGATATGAAGGCTTGCACCACAGCACCTCGTTACGCTTGGACATGGCAGCGTGCGCTTCTGGCTTAGTCCATCTTTTAGTCGATCCGTCTTGCAAAGAACGAAGAGTATCTGCGCGCTGTGTCTCAGTTTTATTGATCCACTGAAGCTTTGATGCAGCAGACAGCTTCTTACACGCGCTGGCTTTGTGACGAAGCCCAACTGACCCGCCACCACCCCATGTAAGGTTGTACCCGCCAAGACTTACGTGTGTTCGTAACTTCTTAATGTAATACACTTCCATCTCGTTCAGCTTTGAAATAGGCCCGACCCAAACTACTTCCCAGGTAAAACCACACTCATAACCGTTCTTTCGCAAAGACCGATGAAAGTAGAGCTTCGAACCTTTGCGCGCGTCGTCGCAGTGTCTGTTCCAGCGAAACTCTATTGTAAGAACATTCTTATGCTGCCCACAATAGCCCTTAGAAGTCTTCACGTTTACGGCGTGGTAGATGCACCCAAGTACTTCTTCCTTCTTCACGATGAACACCCTCACCTCACCCAGTAATTAGTTAGGGAAGCACACTGGGTGTAGTGTGCTTGTCGGATGCCTCCTATCCCTAAGCTTCGCCGGCCTCTATCTCATCGCTGCGTTTACGGAAGGAATCAAGCAATTCCTGCAGCGCGTTTCCACCCTCTGACTCCACCGGGGCCACGCCGTACTTGCGCGGTCTATTCTTAGACAGCAACCACTGACGCACTGAAGTGCGAAGTTTGGCGCGCTCAACATTATCATACTCTTGAATTTCCTCGCTAGACTCTGAACCGGAAGTGTCACTAGTCTTGGTTCTTACAGTCTTACGAGTTCCCAATAACGGCGTCGTGCTCCACTCTTCCAACTCCGCTGCTTGGAGTTCAGCCTGTAGTTCTCGCGCACGCGAGTAAAACTTTTCTAAATGTGGGTTATCACGCAGCCATTCATAGAAGTGCCAGACAGTAGGAAGCTCAGGATTTCCATTCAGTTTTAAGAGGTTCATGCCGGGGTCGGTTGCGAACATCATACAGATACGCTCAGCAATCCCAGCATCATACTCAACCGGCTTCGGCTTATCGCCATGCACAACGCGCGGATTTGTTGGCGGGTATATCTTTCGCGCAGCCGCCGCGCCTTCTAATGTCGCCGTTCTGACAAGCTCAGCATACCGAGCCTTATTAGCCGCAGACTTTTCAGCCCTCGTCGGTATCCCAGCCTTCTTACTACCAGGACGACGACGCACCGACTTAGAAGAAGCAGACGCCGGTGGCGCGCCCTTCTTCTTAGAAGGTGCCATTTCTGTTTATCTCCTATAAGCGCAGAACAAAGGCGGCACCCAATGAAGGACGCCGCCAA